CAAGGTCATGGCGGCAGAGGCCGTGCTGGCCGACGACACCTCAACACAAGTGCAGCGCCTCAATGCAGAGGCCGACCTGCTGGAGTGCAACTCCGTCAACGAGGGCTGGGCGCTGAACCACCAAGCCGCGCTCAATGAGTACGCCTACATTTGCAGCCTGATGGACGAGCTGGAGCCGAACCGCAAATACCGGCACCTGCCGTTCCTTGAGGCCAACGAGGCGATGCAGCGCGAAGAGTGGCTGGGCGAGTTGAAGACGCGCGCGGAGAACTTCCTGCTCACCGCCGGCACCATCCCGCACGATCACCTCAACACCATGCGCTGCCACCCCGACTTCGAGACGCAGATCGTGCCGCACATCGAGGCCATCACCATGAAGGTGATCAACAGCCAAGGCGACCGCACCAAGGTGCTGAAGAACATGCAGCCGCTGTTCTTGGAGGACAAGTCGTGAGCGGCGACCTCCAGCCGATCTTCTGCTTCCCGTCCGTCGTCGTCACCGCCCTGAAGCCGGAGTTCCTCGACGCCGTGAACGCGGTGGCGGGCGAGTATCTGGCGCAGCAGTCTGACGACCTGAACGAGATATACCCGGCCAAGATGTCGGGCGACTTCTCGCAAGACCCGCGCCTGCGCGACTTCTGTGAGTTCATCGGCAAGAGCGCGTGGGAGATCCTGCGTAATCAGGGCAGCGACATGCAAAACGCCAACACCTTCTTCACGGAGATGTGGGCGCAGGAGCATCACAAGCACTCGGCAATGGAGCAGCACGTCCACGGAAATGGCGCGCAGCTTGTCGGCTTCTACTTCCTTGAGACGCCGGAAAACTGCTCCAAGGCGCTGTTCTACGACCCCCGTGCCGGCAAGGTGCAGGCCAACCTGCCCGAGGCCAACATGGGTGAGATCACACCTGCCAGCAACACCATCGGCTTCGAGGCGCAGCCGGGTACGATGATCTTCGCCAATGCGTGGCTGCCGCACGGCTTCACGCGCCACGGCTCCGACAAGCCGATCAAGTTCGTGCACTTCAACATCAACGTCGAGTATGCGGCGGCTCAAGCGGCGGAGGTGATCTGATGGCGCTCTTCCACGTCCGCTACAATCAGACGCGCGGCCAGCCGGGGCGCGGCACCGTCGATCATGCGTGGCGCGTGTTCGAGGACGGCAAGGAGTATCTGACGAAGCACGTCCAGATCAACGTGCCGTGCCGTGGGGAGAAGACCGGATCGGACTGGAGCATGGTCTGCGAAGGCACACTGCGCTTGGATCGGGACACGTCTACTGCTATAATCGAGCCGTAAGGAACCGCTCATGAGTAACCGTTGGCCGGGAGGCCTTATCAGAAAAACTCCCGTCACGCCCGCTGGCCCGTTTCAGTGCGGCGCTGCTAAGGGCGTGTGGACGCTGGCTGAGGCGGCCTTCTGGACGAAACAGGGGCTGTGGCCGATTGCGGGGAATGTGGCGACTGGGACGTTTGCGATATTCGCGTTGGGTTGTACTGCTGCTGGCCGTGTCACCACCCGCAACAAATACACATACTCAGGCGATGTTGTGAGCGCAGGTGGCGCTGCCACAACGGCATCTTCATGTGGTTCTGCCACAGGCAACAGTACGGTCGGCATATTTGCGCTTGGTTGTGCGCCCTGTCCCTCTACCACCCGCAACAAATACACCTATACGGGCTGTGTTGTTAGCGCAGGTGGTGCAGCTACAACGGCCTCTCAGGCGGGCTCTGCCGCCGGCAACAGCACAGTCGGCATTTTTGCGCTTGGACTTGCGTCTGGCATCCTTTCTACTACCCGTAACAAATACACTTACTCTGGCGACGTTGTGGCTGGGGCTACCGCAGCTACAGCGGCGTCACGATACGGCTCGGCTGCTGGCACCAGCACGGTTGGTATCTTCGCGTTGGGGACTACCGGAGGTGGTGCGGTCACCACCCGTAACAAGTACACGTATTCGGGCTGCGTGGTCAGTGCAGGGGGTGCAGCCACTGTGGCATCATATATTGGCTCCGCCGCTGGCAATAGCACGGTGGGCATATTTGCATTGGGCACTTGTGGTTTTTGCAGCTTAACCACCCGCGATAAATACACCTACTCAGGCTGCGTGGTCAGTGCAGGTGGGGCTGCAACGGCAGGGTCGTATCGTGGCTCAGCCGCTGGTAATAGTACAATCGGTATTTTTGCTTTGGGATGCTCGGCTGGCCGCAACGCCGCCCGCAACAAATACACCTACTCAGGCTGCGTTGTAGCTGTAGGTAATGCAGCTACAGTGGCATCAAGACAGGGTTCAGCCGCCTCCAACGGCACTACCGGCGTGAACATGTAAGGAGACCCCATGATCGAGCAGCTCATCAGCCGGGTCTTCTACGCCCGCAACCTCGCGCACTACGAGCACTGGCGCACGAAGAGCTACGCCCAGCACAAGGCGCTGGGCAAGTTCTACTATGGCGTCATCGAGGCGCTCGACGCGCTGGTCGAGGCGCATCAGGGCCTCAACGGCCTGATCGGCAGCATCCCCTCGCCGACCGACACCAAGGGCGACAGCCTGAAAATCCTCAAGGCCGACGCCGAGTGGATCGAAGCCAACCACGAAGAAATCTGCGGAGGCAACCGTGCGGTCGCGAACCTCATCGACAACGTCACGGGCATCTACCTCACGACGATCTACAAACTCGAAAACCTCAAGTGACGCGGTGATGAGCCCCGAGATCCTCACCGTCAAGCTGGAGGCGCTGCACAGCGACGTGTCCGACATCAAGTCGGCGCTCGACAAAGTCTCCGAGGCGATCACCAAGCTGGCGCTCGTCGAGCAACAGCAGAACCAGATCGCCTCGTCACTGGAGCGCGCCTTCAAGGCGATCTCCAAGCTAGAGGATAGGCTCGTTTCGCTTGAGCAGGCTACGCCAACCGTCACTGAGACGGCCAAGTGGGTCGACCGCGGTCTGGTCGCCCTTGCCGGCGCCGGCGCAGTCCTCCTCGGCAAGACATTCGGTTTAGGCTGACGCTGTTATTCCGGCGCGGTCGTGATATAAGGGGCCGTCATGGCTACTACGATGACCTTCACGACGCTCCAGCAGGACGTGCGGCGCTACCTCGAGCGCGGCTCGTCCTTCGCTGCTGACCCCGTCGTATTCGAGCAGATCCCGCGCCTGATCAATCTGGCCGAGCGCCGCATCGCGCGCGAGCTGAAGATCCAAGGCTTCATCAACGTCGTGAGCGGCACGCTGCAGAGCGGCGTGGCCGTGTACGCCAAGCCGGACCGCTGGCGCGACACGGTGAGCATCAACATTGGCACCGGCACCAACAGCAACACGCGAAGGGTCGTCTTCGCGCGCGCCTACGAGTACCTCCTGAGCTACTGGCCGGATCGCACTGCCACGGCGCAGCCCGAGTACTATAGCGAGTACGACTACACGCACTGGCTGCTCGCGCCGACGCCCGACGCGGACTACCCCTTTGAGGTGCTGTACTACGAGCTGCCGCCGCTGCTGGACGACGCCGTGCAGACCAATTGGCTGACCGAATACGCGCCGCAGCTCTTGCTCTACGCCGCACTGCTGGAGGCGACGCCGTTCCTGAAGAACGACGAGCGCATCCCCGTCTGGCAGAACATGTATGATCGTGCGGCCGCGATGCTGAACGGCGAGGATCTCGCCAAGATCCTCGACCGTGCGTCGGTTCGGAAAGAAACGTAATGACCAACACCTATACACAAATATTTGGTGGCACGACGATCTACCCGTCGGATGTGTCGTATCTGGCGCTTGCGCTGACGGCCGACACGGCGCTGGACTGGCCGCTCGAGAGCAACACGCTCCTGCGGCCGGCGGCGCGCATCATAGACGTGACGCCGACCGGTGCCTTCTCGATCCTCATGCCGCCCGCGGACGAGACCGGCGTCGGCCAGACCGTCCTGTTCAACAACCTCGGGCCGTCCACCGTCACCGTCAAGAACAGCGCGGGCGGCACGCTCCTGTCCATCGCGCAGGGCGAGCAGTGGCAAATCTACCTGACGAGCAACACCACGGCCGCCGGTACGTGGCGCGTGTTCCGCTACGGCGCGGCCACGGCGCAGGCGCAGGCCTCCGCGCTGGCCGGCTTCGGCCTGACGGCGACCGGCTCGACGCTGTCGCAGTCCACGCCCGTCACGCTCTTCAACACGAACTACACGGCTGGCGGCTCCGACCGCGCCAAGATGTTTGTCTGGACGGGCGGCCTCGGCACGCTGACGCTGCCGACAGCGGCGGGCGTCGGCGCCGACTATTTCGTCGCCGTCCGCAACGGCGGTAGCGGCAACCTCGTCCTCACCCCGCAGGGCCTCGACACGATCAACGGCGCAGCCAGCCTGACACTGACGCCCGGTGACAGCGCCACGGCGGTGACGGACGGCACGAGTTGGTACACGCTGGGCCTCGGCCAGAGCGCCGTGTTTGCCTTCGACTTTACGTCGGTCAACCTCGGCGGCGTGAGCGGCAACTACACGCTCTCGGGCGCCGAGTTGAACCGCATCGCCTACGAGTTCACGGGCGCGATCACGGGCAACGTCGAGATCGTCGTGCCGAAGACGACCCAACAGTACTGGGTCTCGAACGACACAACGGGCGGCTCGTTCACCCTGCGCGTCAGGACGAACACGCAGTCGCCGGGTGTGCTGGTCGCGCGCGGCAGCCGCGCCATCCTGTACTGCGACGGCAATGAGGTGGTGGACGCCGAGACGGGCGGCATTGCCACGCCGGTCGCTGTTGCCGACGGCGGTACGGGCGCAACGAGTGCGGGCGCGGCATTGATCAACCTCGGCGGCACGGCCGTTGGCACGGGCTTGTTCACTGCCGCCACGACCAATGACGCGTGGACGGTGCTGGGCGTCGCTCCGGCGGGCACCGTCAACGGCGGCACGTTCTAAATGGCGTCGCGCGTCGTCCAGATACGCTCGCAGCCGGGCATCAAGCGCGACGGCACCAAGTTCGAGGGCGACAACTACGTCGACGGACAGTGGGTGCGCTTCCAGCGTGGCCTGCCGCGCAAGATCGGCGGCTACCGCGCGATCAGCAAGTACCTGCGCGAGATCAGCCGCGCAATGCACGAGTTCACGCAGAACAGCCTGACCTATGTGCACAGTGGCTCGGCCAATCTGCTCGAGCGCTTCTACATCGACAACGGCTTCAACACGTCGGTCATCACCAACCGCACGCCGTCAACGCTGGCGACTGACCCGAACAACCTGTGGCAGTTCGACGCCATCGCCGCGCCGGGCCTTGGCGGCATGCAGCTCGTGGCGCAGGTCGCGCCGAACCTCGAGTGCATCTGCAACAGCCTCGGCGGCCAGCTTTTCTTCGGCGACCTGTTCGGCACTGCGCCGCTGCAGCCGATCACCAACCTGCCGGCCGGCTACAGCGCCACCGGGGGCGTGGTGGTGCTGCACCCGTACACGTTCATCTTCGGCAACGACGGCTATGTGGCGTTCTCGGTGGCGGGCGATCCGACGGACTACACCAGCCTCGGCTCCGGCGCCGCGAACATTGCCTCGCAAAAGATCGTCAAGGCCATCGCCCTGCGCGGTGGTCCCGGTAACTCGCCGTCGGGTCTGTTCTGGTCGGCCGATGCGCTGGTGCGCGCCTCGTTCATCGGCGGCGCGCCGGTGTTCCAGTTTGACACGATCAGCACGCAGAGCTCGATCCTCGGAGCGAACACGGTCATCGAGTACGACGGCATCTTCTACTGGGTGGGCACTGATCGTTTCTTAATGTTCAACGGCGTCGTGCGTGAGGTGCCGAACAATCTCAACCTGAACTACTTCTTCGACGGCCTCAACCAGTCGCAGCGCCAGAAGGTGTTCGCGATGAAGGTGCCGCGCTACGGCGAAATCTGGTGGTGCTATCCGCGCGGTGACGCCATCGAGCCGTCGCACGCCGTCATCTACAACATCCGCGAGAACACGTGGTACGACTGCGAGCTGCCCAACGGCGGCCGCAGCGCGGCGGTGTCGCCGACTGTGTTCCCCAAGCCGATCATGACGGGCGTCGTGCCGAGCATCGCCCCAGATCAGGTGCGCGTCACTGAGGCCGACGACACGCGCATCACGGAGACGGACGACAACGTGCGCGTCACGGAAGACAGCGGCGTCGATCAGTACCGCCTGTGGGTACACGAGGTGGGCGTTGACGACATCGACGGTCTCAACCTGCAGCCTGTGCTGAGCTACTTCGAGACGGCTGACCTGTCGCTGCCGGTCTCAAGCCAAGAGAACAAGGCGCTGCAGGTGCTGATGATCGAGCCTGACTTCGTGCAGAGCGGCGACATGACCATGCAGGTGACGGGCCGCGCCAACGCCAAGGCGCCTGAGGTGTCAACCGAGCCGCACACCATCTACGAGACGCCGCCAACGCCGCAGGATCAGGTTGTGTACTTTAAGACGCAGCGCCGCGAGTTGCGCTTCCGCTTCGAGAGCAACACGCTCGGGGGCGACTACCAAATGGGCTTGGTGCTGGCGCACATACAGCCCGGCGATGGAACCGTGATTGGATGATCGACCCGCGTGGCATGGGTTTGATTGATTGGGCCGATAGCGTTATACTGTCGGTTGGCGATGCGTGGGCGTTTGGTCGGCTAAACGACGAGAACGACTGGCAGGGTTGGGCTACAGGCTTTTTGAAGGCGTCACCCTTTTCAACACGCGCTGTGCCAGACCCATATCAATTTGATGACTGGCGCGAGTGGGCCATGCGGGTCTACCCGCTGCTCGAGGGACAAGGCTAATGGCTAACGGCGTAAACGATCTGACGGGTGGCCTCTCCGCTGCAGCGCAGCCGATGGCGCAGCCGGTAAATCAGTATTTCAATGACACCCCGCTTGAGCGGAACATCCGTGAGGACACTCTGCGCGGTGTGCGTTGGGCTGGTGGCGAGGGCGTCCTTGAGAAGGACGTTGGCCGGCAGGAGGGTGGCTTAGGTCAATTCCAGCCGCGTCCTGTCGTAGATTTGCGTTACGATCCTACCTTCTCTGGCTCGGAGTTCTCGCCAACGCTGGGTCAGAGCCTGAGCAATTTGCGCTCGGCAGACCTGTACGGCGTCACTGGCAGTCAGTCGTCGGAAACGGGCGGCCTGTTCGCCACGCCGGGCGCTTCTTACCGCCTGATGGTGGGAGGCAAGGAGGTTGGCGCTGCTTCTACTCCGCAAGAGATGGAGCGGCTCGCCGCGCTGGCGAGCGAGGTTGGTGCTAACAAGAAGGCCGATGTGCGTATTCAGGGCAAGTTTGGCCCAACGCAAGATTGGACTGATACGTTCGTTAACGCGCCAGACGTGAGCGGTGCCGGCATATTCGCTGACTTTGTGCTACCGGCCATTGGCGGGGTTCTCCTCCCCGGTGTTGGTGGCGTTCTAGGCGGCGCTCTTGGCGCGGGTCTGGGTGCTGCCGCAGGTTCCGGCCTTTCGTCTGCGCTTCAGGGACGCTCTTTCGGAGACGCACTTACCAGAGCGGCACTCAGCGGCGTGACGGCGGGCGGCCTCAGTGCCGCAACCGGAACGCCTCTTATGAGCGCCGCAGGTGCCAAGGCTTCTGGATTTGGCAGTGGTCTGGTTCCTTCTGACATTGCAGGCACCGGAAGCCTTGGCTTTACCTTGAATGTTCCCGTTGCCCCTACGCCAAACTTCACGGCTGGCGGCCTTGGGTTGGGTGGCATTTCTGGTATAGGCGCTGATGCTCTAGATGATATTGTCGTCACGGGTGTCCGCAACGCGGCTACTTCGTCCTTCCTCCCAACGCTACCGCCTTTCACATTTGATCCGTCTGTTATTCCGCAGGTTAATGTCCCACGGGTTGAGCCTCCGCCGGCTGACGCCGAAAGCGCTGAGCCTGAGTCGGTCGTAACTGGTGAGCGTATCCGCGTTACACCCCCCGGCGCAACGCTGCCTATCAACCCGTTTGATCTGTCTGTTATTCCTCGAGTTGATGTCCCCCGGGTTGAGTCTCCTGTGGCTGAAGCCGAAAGCGACGAACCGGAGTCAGTTGTCACCGGCGAGCGTATCCGCATCACGCCCCCCGGCGCAACGCTGCCTATCAACCCGTTTAATCCGTCTGTTATTCCGCAGGTTAATGTCCCACGGGTTGGGCCTCTGCCGGCTAACGCCGAAAGCGCCGATCCTGAGCAGGTTGTCACCGGCAAGAAAATACCGCCAAATCCTCCAACTACGATCTCTTTCCCTAACGCACCGTTTTACGTTCCGCCGACTACGATTCCGCCGTTTGAGGCGCCGCCTACGGTCAAAAAGCCTGACGGCACCATCGCCAAGGTCACCGGCGGCCTCACCATCCTCGACGCCCTGAGCAAGCTGCTCGGCGGCACGCGCGGCGGCACTGGCGGTACTGGCACCGGCCTCGACTCGCTCGCGCCGGTATTCCGCGCCCAACTGCCGGCGCCGCGCGGCCAGTTCGCGCCGTCAGCCCTCACCCAGCGCGACCGCAGCGACATCGACTATGCGCGCTACGGCTACGGCCCGGCGCGCTCGTTCTTCAACTACGTGCCCGAGACAGCGGCCGAGCGCGCGGCCTTCGCCGCCGCGGCCGCACCGGCACCGCGCGTGGGCGTTGGCTCTGTGTTCAGCACGGGCGCTGCGCCGGTTGGCGCGACGACCTCGGTGCTCAGCAGTAGCCTCGACATGCTGCGCGCAGCCATGCCGGGCGCGTCGGACG